GCGAGTACGTAGGTCACTGAATGAAAGCTGACTACGGCCACCCGATAGCATCTTCCCAGCTTTTGCTGCAAGCTGTTTAATAGAGAACGCTTTAATCGGGTTGATATAGTTCGCGTCGTACTCTTCGTTTAAATCGCGTAGACTGAAACTATACTCATCAGACGGATACGCAGAGATGTCCAATTCCAACGGCCCTAAGGTCGTATAGACGTCCATCCTGATAGTCCCACTGACGAGATTCTTCGCCATGTAAATAGATGGAATCGTACAACGGATGTTACCGTTACCCACCTGAATCAATGCCGTTGGTGTGTTCGGGTCGTAAACATCACGACTGTGAGTGTGTTGAATCTCTACCCACTTGTTGCTGCCCGTTGCCTTCATCCAAACACGAACATAGAAGAACTTGTTAGTGTAACTACGCGTCATGACAAACGTGTTGCTACCTTCGACGGTGTTACTCTCTTCTTTCACTGCATACTGCATCACCGGAATATGGATAGCCAGTAGCTGTGAAGACGTTGTGTTAGCGGACGTTAATTCCCATTCGAGTGCGTTCGTGGAAACTGGCGAAATCGGTGATTGTGTTTCAGTAATCCACAGTACCTGGAAAGCCGGGTTCTCGTTCGTTCCGTACGGGAGTACACGAATTTCAATCGGGTACTGGATAGCAAACGTGTAACCAGAAACCGTAAAGACCGTGTCACGTGGGATAACGACTTTACGAACCCCTGCGATTTGCAACGGATACGCTTTCGAGATTAAGCTGTCAACGTCAATTAACAGTAACAGTTCTGTAGTAGCAGGCTGCGCAAAGACGTCAACGTAATCCACATCTGACATGTGTCGGAACAGGTCATCGTAAGTCTGCGCCATTGACGGGAACGTTTTAGGAATAGATTCCTGGAGTCCCATCAATGTAGCGTGCCCCATCATTGTTCCCATTTCTGCCAAATAAACGACTGGGTCGGTAGGGTCACGGAGATAAATCTGACCATCGGCATCTTCAACATCTTGAAGCTGGTTTAGCAGCATTGTCTGCATCGCCGCAGGGTTGTGTGCGAACAGCAGAAGTTTCTTTGCCAAAGTATCGTAAGTTGTTGAACTCATCAGTTAGTACCTGCCTCTGTAACAAGACTATTGACGCTGTCAAGTAATCCTGCTTTCTTGAGAATATATTGATAGTCTGCTTGGTAGACATACCAGGTAAGCTTGCGCCGTACGGAATCGATATGTGGATAACCGTAATAGTTAAATAAAGGTAATAACTGTGGCGCGATAGGAACAAGTTGGCTGCTGGCCATCGGGATAAAATTCCCCGAAGCGACTGAGCCGGGCTGCGGGAGCATATCTGGGTTAAACATCCCAACGGTTTTGTTGAACATCTCCATGTAAAGCGGATCGTTAAACCGTGCACCGATTGCTTGCCAGTTGATGTTAATCGTCACGTCGTCATTTAACTGCGGTTTTGAGTTATCGACGTTCGCCATTTGACCCGCGTTATCGTTCATCGGCCAGGCTACACAAATTGTCCAGAAACGGGTGATATTCCCTAACGCATCGTAACGTAGACCGTAGATACGTGACTGGTAATCAATGCGCCGTTGGATGGAGTTACGCATCTTCGGACGGAACTTACCCATCTTAACACCCGCCATATACTCCAACCACACGCCCATCATTCTCATTAATGGGTCACCGTAGGGGTTGTTTAGGGACATTGACACAGAGAACGCGTTGTTGATTTCGTGCGTAGAATCAACCATACCCCATTGTTCACGCATCAAACCTTCACTGGCCATCCAGTTATCGACGGACTGATCGGGTGTTCCGCTTAAACTGATCAGCTGTGTACTGAGTATTGGTATGAACGCTTGTAGATTATCGAATCTTACCTGCGGCATAAACGGAGTACCTAAGCGGTTTCTTCGTATCCCCGTTTTGCTCTCAACAGGTGAGTCCGAAAACCCTAATTCGAAATCAGGGTCGAGAGCAGCAAGTATCGAATAATCTAAAGAGTCCTTCGGCTGCAATGCCATGTTTGACATTTTACGCGACTTGGCAATGTTGTCGTAGCACAGGTTGAAATCGGGCCGGGTAATAAATGTTAGACCGCCGTATTCTCGGTTGATTGGCGTGGGGTTAGACGCCATCATATGGTTGAACCCCATGTAGGGGTTGGTCAAACGCTGCGCAGCAAGACCCAAACCTACAGTAAGGCGGATACGATCGTTCCATGCCGTAAGTTCGGTGTTTGCATCGTAAGGTGTTGCCGGATTGTTGTTGCTGAGTCGGTTATTAAAATACCCGGCAACAGAAGGCACCGCGTCCGAGTTATTCGGATTGTGGAGAGAATCGTCGTAATCAGTATTCGGGTCATACCCCGGATCGTTCTTATCTGTCTCGTCACTCATCTTTAACTCCGGAGTTCATTAGGAAAATGTTAGAAAAAACGTTTGAGACAAGCGTTGTCTCTTTCCTCTCCAGACTTCCCATGCTGTTTCGTTCGCGTGCGGAGTCGATGGAGGAATTTAACTCCGTGCTCTATAACGAGCACATTACCTTAGTCGAACAAAGCCTGCTGGGTTTAGATTACCTTCCGGGAATTCTGGAGAAAATCCAAGTTTTGCTGGCAGGAAACCAACTTACTGCAATCTCACTGTTAACGGGTGTGCCTGACGTTGATATTATCGGTACGCTGGATCAAGTAAGTACCCGTCGTAGCGCACTCGATAACGCAGTGCGTAGCGGCTCACGCTTAGCAGCACTGGCAGTCGGCGAATCTTCCCGCCTAGGATTACCATCATACGATAAAATCGGCATTGCTGTGGGTGAATGCGCCCGTCGTGTCGCACAGGAATCCAAAGGTTCCGTTACTGGTGGTAAAGCAGACCCGATTAAACAACTGTTCGATCAGGAAGGACTGTCTAACGGGAAAATGTTCTCTGTAACGTTTGAACGTGACGGTAATAAAGTCGAACTTCCAATGCGTTTACGTTTGGACGTTAAGTCTCTTCCGACCGACCAGATTGAAACTCTGATTGCATTCAGCGACCAGACGAAAACGTTCTGGGAGCGTTGGCTGCGTGCGCGTGTAGGTGCACTGAGCTATGTTAAAGACATTGCGTTCTGTAACGACCTGGTAGAAGAATACCGTAAGAACCGTTATCGCGATAAGTCAGGTTACTATCGTAAGATGATGGAGAAGAAAAACGGCAACTGGCTGTCTGGCTTGCTGACGCTGGCACCGTCTATTAATAACGCTTCTTCTGTTATGGTGGTTTCTCAAGACACTATCGACGGTCTGACTGCCCAGCTAGGCGGCGAGTTTGACGATTTCAATATTCGTCAGCGTGTCTTTAAAGACACCTTAACCGTTTATTACGTGGTAGTGGACACTGCGTGGAACCGCGTTACTATTTATACTCGTGGTCAGAACGGTTCTCAGGAACTTGATAAATCCGATTTCAGCAAAGCGAAGTCCGGTAGCGCCGATGTGAACAAAATCATTGAAGCGTATCGCTCTGGCGCACAGCCAGTTCTTTAAGGGGTAAGGCATGGCATTCCCGAATATGCTCGCTATGTTGTTGCCGAGCTTTGAAGCAACAAACTTGAAAAATCAGCTTTCGTCCAACTGTGATGCAATTGGCGAACAACTTTTACCACGTTTCCAGTCTTTACAAGAACTGGTAGCGTCGAAAGAAGGCAAACCGTTTAAATCGAAAACGGTACAAGAAATATCCGATGAAGTGGTTAACTACCTGAGGACTTCCGGTCTGGAAGCCAAAGGTCTCCGCAATCCATCGATGTTAGAGTACATCGTTTCCTCGATGGAAAACGTGTTGCAGTTGCGTTCTTTCTTAGACCAATGTATTGCGCGTGACATTGGTAAATCGTTAGTCACGTCTTCAATGACGTTTAATAAATTAACGGTGCTCAGACTGCTTGACCTGATTGATTTCTTCACAGGTTACAGTGCTACGTTACTTAACTACGTTACCGCAGAAGAGATTGCCGCTGTCGAAGGCTCGAATATTGAAGTGAAGGGCATCGGTCCGAATGACCTTCAATACCTCAATACTCGTTCGGTCTCTTACTGCATCGCCATCCGTGTTTTGGCAACGCCGGTAAATAAACTGAAAGCGGATTATGCCGAAATCCCAGAAGCGATTTTCAATGACGAAACTTACGGTGAGTTGGTTCAGCAGTTCGGTTCGGGCTCGACTGACCCGCTGGGAATGAGCAGTGTACCGTTCCCGATCTCACTGGTACTTCGCGTTCGTTTGAATATTGCTGAAAGGCAGATGGATAAATACGACGAGTGCGTAGAAGCAGCGAAAGCTGCGGAGTTGCGTATCCTGCTTTACAAAAAGCAAGTAGCGGAAGGTAAGGGAGATGCGCACATCGAAAAACTCATCGAGCTAAGTGAAAAGCATCTGTTGGAACTCAAGCATAAGCGTGAGCGTCTTGAGAAGAAATACGGTTTAGTGTAAACCGTTAGGAGAGCCTCATGTTTGAGCACGATAGTCCCGATTTTAATGTGGCCGTAGAGCGCATTAAAACCTATATGTCGATTTTATCAAAAAACCCAATCGACACACACGATGACGAGCTTATTCACAAAACGCTGGAAGCGTGTGCGGTTGTATTACCGTATTTTCGTCTGTTAGCTGCTGACTCTGTGCAGCAGGTATTATATGACGAATATCCGCAGGTCGGATTTACCTTTAATACGTTTTATAACGAAAGCGTAGCCTTCCTGCTTGATGGTAAACGACGCACCGTGACGTTAGGACAGTGGTCCGTATTGCTGTCGTCGTACATGAATGATGTTCGCAATACGAAGAACGTTGAACAGACGGGGGGATTAGGCTCGCGTCTATTAGCTGCTGCGTTTGGTCGCCGAGGTACTGTACGTAATATGGGCTCTGCTCACCAATCTGTTGAGTGTAGCAAACGTCTTTTATCTTATGCAGACCATGAACTGCTGGCACGCTGGATGACGCGCCCGAACGGGCTGTCCGACATGATCTCGTCGTTAGCAGTGTTTTTGAAAATCGCACGTCCCTAAGGGGGCCCCTCATTCTAGGGGCGTGTAATTGGGTTATATAACCAAAGGAAATAAACGAAATGGCAAATTTCGCAAAAACTCGCGCCGCTCGTGAATCAATGGAAGCGGCCGATGAAGTAATCGACGGTATCAGCAACGTTGAACCGGCAGAAGAGAACCTGGACGTCCAGCTTGCAGACGTAGCCTCTATCGACGGTCAGCTCGAACAGCTGGAAACCGACGGTGAAACCCTGGCTGCCGATACCGAGCGTACCGAAGACGCTATCGAGCAGGCGGAAGAAGCCGTTGCTAACGGTGAAGAAATGCCGGAAGAAGCGGTTGCCCTGCACGAAGTGGCACAGGAATCCATCGCACGTCGTTGGAACCTGGAACGCACCAAACTGGCTCGCGAATCCTATCGCCGTGGCCGTGGCATGACTGCTGCTGCGCAGGAAGGCTGGAAAGAAACCCTGAAAGGTCTTTACGAGCGTTTCATCCAGTTCTGTAAAGAAGTGATTGCGAAGATCAAAGACCTGAAACTGAAATATTTCAACGTCGGTAAGACCGCACAGAAACGTGCGAAGAAATATCAGGAAATGATCCGCAAGCTGGGCAAACAAGATAAAGACAACAGATCGGAAGAGCGTCGTGTAGGGAAAGA